TAAAGATGCTTATCTATTCAACGTAGTTAAATACGTTGCAAGGGCGGGAAAAAAAGATCCGACAAAAGAACTCGAGGACTTGAAAAAAGCGGCGTTTTATTTGGATAGAAAAATTAAAAAATTAGAAAAATAATAAATTCTTTTAGTTTTTTTCTTTTAGTTAAATATTTATATATATATGGGTAGAAAACGGAAATATCATTCTTTGGAACAGGCAAAAGAGGCTCAGAAAAAATGGGCAAAAGAGTATTATTACCGAAACAAAGAAGATATAAATCAAAAAACTATGGAAAAATATTATGCAGGAAAAAACGAAATATTACCTTTATCTAAAAGAAAGTCCTAATGGTCTGAAATATTTAGGAAAAACTATAAAAGACCCATATCAGTATTCAGGTAGTGGAATTGTTTGGAGACGACATTTGAAAAAATACGGGTTTTCGAATGATGATATACAAACAACTGTTTTGTTCGAAACAACATCAAAAGAAGAACTCAAAGAAATGGTGGCATTTTTTTCTGAGACGTTGGATATAGTTAAGAATAAAGTTTTTGCGAACTTAATTGTTGAAGAAGGTCAAGGAGGTAAAACTTTATATTCTGAAAATCATCCATGTTGGGATTTCAAAGAAAGAATCAGAGAATATTGGACTTACGAAAAAAGGAAAGAACAGTCGGAAAAAATGAAGTTTGATAATCCTTCAAAAAAAGAATACGTTAAAGAAAAACTAAAACAATCAGCTTCAGGTCGTAAATTTAGTGATGAGGTTAATAAAAAAAAAGGTAAGGTCGGTGACAATAATGTATCAAAAAGAGAGGACGTTAGGTTAAAAATAAGTAATGGATTAAAAGGACGTAAATTATCTCAGGAAACTAAAGACAAAATTAGTAAAACACTAAAACAAAAAAAATGGCTATAATTTGGTTAACAGGTCAACCAGGCTCAGGTAAGACAACCCTATGTAAACGAATGATGTTAAACATGGGTTCGGATGTATTTCATATTGATGGAGATGATTTGAGGGATTTATTTGATAATAAGGATTACTCTGAAGTTGGACGTAGAAAAAATATTGAACTTGCGCAACAAATCTCAGAATATCTTCATAACAAAGGTAAACACCTATTTGTTTCGTTGGTGTCTCCATATAAAGACCAAAGAGATAAGTTCAAATCAAAGATGGGTAATAATCTTATTGAAGTTTATGTTCATACAACGGAAATACGTGGTAGAGAAAGTTTCTTCGTACAAGATTATGAACCACCAACAGAAAATTATATAGATATTGATACAACGAATGTTTCAATTAAAGATTCTGCAAATATAATTTTGGAGTTTATAAAAACAAATTAAAAACAAAAATGAAAAAAATTCACGTAGAGGGAGACCCAAAACTAAAAAATACAGGAGGCAAACAATATTCTATGTTGGTGGGACGATTTCAACCGTTTCATGATGGCCATAAATGGTTGATGAATCAATCTCTTAATGAGGGTAAAAATTCTCTTATTTGTATTAGAGATATTGAACCTGACGATAAAAATCCTTATACTTCAGAAGAAGTTTATAATAACGTTTCACAAGAACTATCCGAACTAATTAGTGAAGGTAGGGTTAAAGTTATCATTATTCCTGATATTGAGTCAGTTAATTTTGGTAGAGGAGTCGGATACGATATTATAGAACATATTCCACCTCAAGAAGTTTCAGATATATCTGCGACGAAGATTAGAGAACAATTAAGAAACGAAGGTAAATTACGATGTTAGAAACAAATAGGATTATAAATGGAGACTGTGTTATTGAGATGGGTAAATTACCTGAGTCAATAATTGATTTAATTGTTACTTCGCCACCTTATAATGTCGGTATTGACTACGATAGTCATGATGATAACCAATCGATGGAAGAATATTGGAAATTTACAGAAGAATGGGTGGGTGAATCATTTCGTGTTCTTAAAGATGATGGAAGGATTGCTGTTAATATTCCATATGAAATTAACGTCCAAGATAGAGGAGGTCGAGTTCTTTTTATGTCTGAATTTTGGTCTGTGATGAAAAAGGTTGGGTTCAAATTTTATGGACTTGTTGACCTTGATGAGAATGCTCCACATAGAAGTAAGACCACTGCTTGGGGTTCTTGGATGTCTCCATCTTCACCTTACATTTATAATCCAAAAGAATGTGTAATTCTTGCCTATAAGAAAGATAGGATTAAGAAAGTTAAAGGGGAACCTCAGTGGGTTGGAGAAGTTGTTGATGTTGAACAAGAAGACGGAACAATAAAGAAAAAAACCATGTATCAAGATGAAGATAAGAAGGACTTTATGAGTTTGGTATATGGTCAATGGGAATATTTTGCGGATACAAGACAACAAACAAAGGCAACTTTTTCAATGGACATCCCGACTAAAGCGATAAAAATTCTTACCTATAAGAATGATATAATTATGGATCCATTCACTGGAAGCGGAACTAGTTTGGTTGCCGCAGAAACGTTAGGACGCAGATGGATTGGAATCGAGCTTAGTCCTAATTATTGTGAAGTGGCGACAAAAAGGGTACAACATTTTATTAATCAGAAAAAACAAGGAGTCCTTGATTTTGAATCTAAAACTTAAAAAGGTCTTCACGACCTTTTTTTTGTTTATATGAGTATTTATATAGAAAAACATTAATGGCAGAAATTATAATAACCGAACGACAATTAGATATAATCAAAGGGAAAGTTATTTCTGAAGATTTGATTAATGAGGCTTGGTATAATACGGTAATGGATATTTTAGGGATAATCGATCCAACACCAGTGGTCGACATTATTAACGCCACATCATATTTCATTCAAGGAGATACACTTTTTGGTATTTTAACTATAGTAGGGGCAATACCGTATGCTGGAGATGTTGTTGCAAAACCAGTTTTAGGGGCTCTAAAAGTTGGAGGTCCATCTGTAAAAGCGTTAGAATCGGCGATTAAACTTGCTAAAAATGCTCCTGTTGGCAGTACAGAATATAAAGCTGCTCAAGAAATAATTGAAAAATTGGCAAAAGAACCTGGCGCTATAGGTACATTTCTACAAAAGATGGGAGGTTCTTTAGGTGATAAAATTATAAAAACTATTGATGAAATTCCTTTAGGTCCGTTTAAGGGTATGAAAAATACTATTAAAAGTTATTTTGAATTACTGAGAAACGCTGGTAAAAAAGGAACTATGTTTCAAAAGAGAGCTGGAGTTTTGGCGAAAGGTTTTCAAAAAGGAACTGCTTCTGTCAAGGATGTTGAACTTTTGAAAAAATATTTAACTAGCCAAAAAATTGTTAGTCCTGCTACCATGTCCAAACCTGGGTTTTTTACTAATGTATTTTTTGGTGGTATTCCAAGATTCTTTAGAAGTCCTGAGCAAAGAAGAATAAGAATTTTGATGCAGTCCTCAAAATGGTGGTTAGGATTCTTAGATTATATAGGTTTAGGTAATTGGGTTGGAGCTGAAGAATTAGTAAAACAAATTGGAGAGGAAAATTTTATAACAAAAGTGGAGGAGTATAATCAAACACCTGAAGCAAAAGAATATTTCGACGAACAATTTTCTGATACTTCACGAGGATCCTCACAACAATCAAATCAAAACTCACAAACAAGTTCGCAAAGAAACAATGTTGACTTAGATCCTCTTGCGAAATTTCTTAAAAACATATTGTTAGGTCAAATTAACCCAATTCCAGGAATGTAATAAAATACAAAGATGAAAGAAGAATTTATTAAAAAATTAGTACAGATACAATTACAATGGAAGTTTTTACATTGGCAAACATTTGGGGATGCTAAACATAAAACTTATGGAAAAATATATGACGGCCTCGGAGATTTAATAGATGATTTTACTGAAGCAATGATGGGTAAATATGGAAGACCTGAGTTCGAACCTGAATTTGCTCTTATGTTTCAAGATATATCATCACTTAGTATTCAAAATTTTATGGATGGAATAACAGAATTTTTGGTTAGTTTTTCAGATCAACTTGATTCAAGATACGATACTGATTTGTTGAATATTCGAGATGAAATGTTGGCTTTGATAAATAAATCAAAATACTTATTAACCTTAAAGTACTAATCATGGCAAAAATAATTAAATTGACTGAGTCTGACTTAACAAGAGTTGTTAAAAGAGTAATTAACGAACAAATGTATCACCGAGAGCATGTTTATAGAATTCAGGCTTTTTTGAATAAAAGAATGAATGCTGGTTTGGTAGTGGATGGTAGAACTGGCCGAAATTCAAAGACTGAGGAAGCAATCGCTAAATATCAAAAGATGATTGGAGTATATCCTACAGATGGACAATTTGGAGACAAAACTTACGCCAAAATGCCTGAAAAGGACAAAATTATGTTGAAAAACATAAATGCTAATGAGTATGGTGTACACGAAGATTATTGGGGAAATTTTCTCGATTGGGTCAAAAAACAGTTTCAATGAAAAAAATATTAAAAGAGAGTGGTATTCGGGATATTAAAGAATTAAGTAAACGATATCCCAAAGCAGAAATCTATTTCCATCAAGATTTAGATGGTGTAACTACTGCGATTGCGATGAAAAAGTATCTTGAGAACAATGGTATTAAAGTTGTTGATGCTCATGTTATTCAATATGGAGACAAAGAATTTGCGGTGAAAAAAAACGATGCGACTGGTGACACAATGCCAGTTCTTGTGGATTTTGCTCATGGTAAACCGATGTTTGTAATACATACTGACCATCATGATAGACAAGCGGGGGCCGAAGATACTAAATCTACTTCATTCAGACAATCTCGGTCTAACGTGGAAACGTTATCTCAAGTCGTTTCTCCAAAAGAATTGTTTCCATCACCTGACATTTTGTTAATTAGCACTGTAGATTCTGCAGATTTTGCGAGAAAAAATTTAACACCCGATGATGTAGTAAATTATTTATTCCGATTCGATAAAGACAAATCCCTTCAATCAAATAAAATGTTATTGGGGTTAGTCATCAACAAACTTTTATTAGCATTCAAAAACAAGCCAGGATTCTTAGAAATGCTAGTTATGGATTCAGAACCGTCTTTACTTTCAATCCTAAACAATATTAAAAATTGGATGAAGAGCACTTCATCACCGTCACCTGAGCAATTACAGAAAAACGCTGAAGATTATATTGGAAACATGAAATCTTTTCCTACTGTAACTGATAATATTATTTTCCAATATGGTGG